TCAAATGTAGTAGTAGCCAAGATTTGGTACACGGCTCTTGATGAAAGAGTTTGTGTTGAGTGTTCTCTAATGCACGGAAAAGAAGTGGATCTAGGAGATGCGTTTGTAAGCGTATCGGATTTAAGAGACATGGGTTACCAAAATTACGATGGAGCAGTTGAGATTGCTCAGCTTCACCCTCGTTGTAGGTGTTCGATCATTCCAGTGGTTAAAGGCCAAGATTCATAAAAGCTAATTAACATATATGCAAACGCAAGAAACCATCAAAGTATATTCAGAAAACGCAGCCAAAGAGCTTAAAGAAGCACTAAGCAAAATCACTCCAAAGAAAAAAGTTCAAGGAGATGGCGAATTTGAGGTCGTGGCCACAACTGAAGGAGTAGACCGAGATGGCGAGGTAATCCAAGTAAAAGGATGGGACTTCACAAACTATAACAAGAATCCAGTTCTTCTTTGGGGACATGACTACAAGACGTTGCCAATTGGAGCTGTCACCAGCTTACGTGTGGAGGGGGGAGCGGTAATCGCTAAAGGTGTATTTGCAAGGTCAGAATTCGCCCAAGAAGTGAGAGAGCTCTACGACGATGGTTTTATTAAGACGGTGTCAGTTGGTTTTATACCCCACGAAAGAAACGGAAACGTTATTACAAAGGCGGAGCTATTAGAGTTGAGCTTTGTATCGGTTCCAGCAAATCCAGACGCATTAGATCGTTTAAAGAGTTTCGAGGCAAAGTATATGAACGTTGTTATTGAGAAAGAAGAGGAAAAGAAAGAGGAAGAAGAAGTAGTACCAGCGGCTCCCAAAGAGGAGGAGCAACCAAAATTAGAATCCACAACAGAGCAAGCCGCAACAAGTCTCATTGCTGAATACCCAACGAGCAATGAAGTAGCGAAAGCTCACATAGCGGAGAAAGCAGGACGTGTTCTATCTGCAAAAAACAGGACATTGGTGGAAGACGCGGTTAACGCTTTACAGGCATTGCTTAGTGCCTCTGAGACACCAGAAAAAGATATTCAGGAAGAAGCATTTGAACTGAAGAGAGATATGCAATTGGTCGCAAAGATTACAAACGGTGTTCTTTCGAAGTTTAAAGGCTTTGAGCAAAAACTTTAAAACTTTATTTATTTATGTCAGCTAATCAACAAGTATTAACCGAGGAAAAGATGGCCGAAATGATAGCTTCTGCTATCACGAATGGTCTCGAAAAGAACCTTGGCGCAGTTGTAGAAGAAAAACTACAGGCTGAGGTTAAAAAGCTTAACCTCGATAAAATCGATCTTAAGCACAAAGTATTGAGTGAAGCAGATGAAAAATCTTTACCTGGTCTTACAGATCAGCAAGAGGCTTCTCGCAAAGCTTCTACAACTACTCGTTTCATCAAATCATTATTCAAAGGAGATTTCCAATCTGCTGCTGCTCTTAAGGGTATGTCAGAAGGTATCGACTCTGAAGGTGGTTTCACAGTTCCAGAAGAGACAGCAGCAGAGTTGAACCGCATTGTTGAAAATGTTGGTTTGATTCGTAAGTTATCTCGCAACATTCCTATGACTCGCGACAGCTTGAACCTTCCAATTCTTGGAAGTGCAGCAAGCGTTAGCTGGCCAGGTGAAGCAATTGCTGGAACAGATGGCGCTCCAACTATTAGCAATGTTCGTTTGTTAGCGAAGACTGCTGTAGGTTTGGCTCCAGTTACCAATGAACTTCTTCAAGATGCAAATCAAGACATTAGTTCAATGATCATGGAGTTAATGGGAGAAGCATTGGCAACAGCTGAGGATACACAAGGTTTAGTTGGAACTGGATCACCTTTTACTGGTGTTCTTTCTGACTCAACTGTGAACCTCACAACTATGGGATCTACAAAGACTGCATTTACTGATGTTACATTAGCAAACTTGCGCGACATGGTTAGCCAAATCAAAATGGCTGCTTTGCCTCGTTGTGTTTGGGTTATGTCTCCTACAGTATTTGGTGCAGTACAAAAGATTACTGAGAACAGCCAATCAATTGTTACCTTCCAAAATCCAATTGTTCCTAACACCATCACTGGTGGTTTGTTAATGCCAGCAGGATACATTTGGGGTTACCCAGTGTACTTGAGTGAAGTTATGCCAGCTGTATCAGCTTCAGCTGTGTCTACAAAGTTCTTGATTTTCGGTAACTTTGATTACTTCTTCTTCGGCAACAGACAAGGAATGAACATGGAAATTTCAGGTCAAGCAACTGTTGGAAGTGTAAATGCTTACGCTTCAAATCACTCAATCGTTCGTGTGATTCAGCGTGTAGGTATGGCAGTTGGTATCGGTACTGCTTTTGCAGCATTGAAGACAGCAGCAAGTTAATATTTTTAATACTTTTACTTTATGAATAGCTACAGATTTTCTAAACAAGTCATGTGTGATGGCAAATTATACCTTAAGGATTCCGTCCATACGCTCACAGAGCAAGACGCATTGAATTTTGAGGAGGCTGTTATACAAGTTCCTGGCAATGATTCTTCGGTGAACGGCGAGGCTGATTCAACTAGTGAGCCTGTTACAAAAGTTGCTCCAGTACACCCAAACAAGATGATGAAGCCCAAGAAAGAGACACGTAAGTAGGTCAGTAGCTATTCATTTAATTTACTCTATATGGACGTAAGCAAAAATTATAAAGTCATCTCTCTTATTAGACCACAAGTAGCTACATCAACTGTTACTGGTACTGGTGTAGACACTTTAGGTTATGGAGACGATGCTATGGTTATTGTAGACCTTGGTGCTGCATCAGGAACCAGCGCGACTAACGATATCGTTATTCAAACTTCAGCTGATAATAGCACTTGGACTACAAGAACTACTTTCGCACAACTTACTGGAACCTCAGACAATACTTTAGCAGCTGGAAAAGTAGTATTAGATGGAGCTAGCAGACGTTATGTTCGCGCTGTAGCGACAATCGCTGGTACATCTCCTTCTTTTGCATTTGCTGTTTCATTGGTACTTGAGGCTCAGCTAGGAAAGTCTGACCTTAACTCATTGACTGCTGCATAAGCTATCAGGGCATGGAACTAAAAGGCCATGCCTAATCTTCACTTTAAAACACTATGGCTGCATACGACCTCACAACATCTTCTGATGTAAAAAGTTACCTAGACATCACTGCGTCCACATGGGACACCCTCTTAGCAAATTTGGTAACTAATTGCAGTGTTTGGATAGAAAACTATTGTGGAGGAAAACGATTCAAAAATAGTGGGGTAGACGTCACTGAATACCACGATGGCGATCCTAACCTTGAAGGTAAGAAGATTGTTTTTGTGAGAAATACCCCTATCATTTCCGTAACGAGCGTTTCATATGCTAGCGGAAGCTTAAGTAGTCCTACTTGGACAGCATTCGATGCTGCCAGCTACTACGTACGGAATGATAGAGGTGGTCAGTTAATATTCGATTCGTTACCACAAGGCAATCAAAATATTAGAGTGATCTACCAAGGTGGATACTCGACAATCCCTGAAGACCTGGCATTAGCGTGCATTCAATTAATTGCTCGGGTTTTCAACAAAAGAAAATCGGAGGGAGTTTTAAATGAGTCAGTTGGAGGAGCTAGTGTTTCATGGGATAGAGAACTAACTCCAGAACTAAGAAAGACAATTAATAGATATCGAAGCCATGCAGTCTAGATACAGTTACAACACATCAGCGACTATTAAGCGTCAGACCTATACCGCTGATAAGTCTACGTACGCTACAGTAGCCGGTACAATCATGGGTTACTTTGCCCCAACTGCGACCAATGAAAATAGTGGAGCGCAGGGGATCATTAGTCAGTCCTACCAGTTTATTACTGACGGCGTCCAAGACATCAGGGCGAATGACAGGTTAACTATCAGTACAGTAGAATACGGTGTTAAGGGTATACAAAGATTTACTCAACTCTCACAAGATATCTTAGTATGTACGCTCAACAAGAGTGTTAAAAAATAATCTTATGCCAGCTGATATACAGGTGGAAATTATCGGTATGGACAAGCTTCAGAAAGCTTTCAAAGAATCACCAAAGATTACCACAAATAGACTCAATACAGCTGTTAAGCAAGGCATCTATACACTACTGGCGAATGCAAGAAAGGCGGCCCCAGTTGATCAAGGATTTCTGAGAAATGCAGGGATGGTTACAAGTTTTGAAATCTTAAAAGGGTTACTTGAGAACAAGGCTCCCTACGCACTCTATGTTCATGAAGGGACAAGGCCTCATTACGTTCCTATGGGAGCAATAAAGGGTTGGGCACAACGCCATGGCATCCCAGCATACTTTGTACAACGAGCAATACTCAGAAAGGGGACTAAGGCTCGGCCATTCTTCAAAGATTCAGTAGAGGCGTCACAAGAAGACATTAACAAGTACTTTCAGGATGCGGTGAAAAATATAGTTAAAGATTTAGCTAAATAATATGTCATTCAATTCTATTAGGACTGCGATTTCAACCAAGCTCAATACTGTGACTCAGCTTGCCTTTGTAGATGACAAGCATCATACGGACATGACAGGATATCCAGCTGCAACATTTGAGCCAGTTCGTCTCGACAATGAATTCTATACGAGTTCAGACAATAAAAGGGCTTATCAATTCACAATTCTTATTCACCAAGAGATAGACACTATCGGAAGAGATGAGGCTGTGAGAATCTTGGACGCTGCGGTAGATGCAGTGAAGAGTGCATTTGATACTGACTATACATTGGGTGGCGTAGTAGACTATATGGAGGCTATAACTGTTGACTTCGCAGAATATGTAGAAGGCAATGCAAGCACTAAAGTCGCAATAATGAAGCTGGTATGTGTATCTGAGGAGATAGTGACAAGTTAAGTACAGTATTCCTATTTTGTACAGTACATGTATACTTTGGGTGTACATGATTCTCTATGCCAAAAAATAAGAACGCAAAGGAAATTAGCGCAGATGTTAACCTCATTGAATTCAACTTCCCTGAGTATGATCTGACTGTTTTAGCTGAGAGTATTCGTGATGCAGAAGCTAAATTGCAAGAAATTTTAAAAAGTAAATTAAAATAACTTATGTCAAAGGAGATAGGTCGCCAAGCCTCAATTGGTATCGGTAAAGAGTCATCTAGAGGAACTGCTGTTGCATCAACTTACTTTGTCCCTTGGATGAGTGTTGATGGTATAGACGATAAAGTGGCGACCGTTGTTAATGAGACTGCACTTGCAAGGTTGGAGTCATCAGATGGTTATGCTGTGACAAGAAAGTTTGCAGAAATTGGATGGTCAACAAAGATGAAGGATAGTCACTTCGGTCTTTTGCTTCTTTCATTATTTGGAACAGATACACCAGTAGCAAAATCAGCGCCTAATGCATCAGTTTACGACCATACCTTTACTGTCCTTCAGACTGTACAACATCCATCACTTACTATCTCATACAAGGATCTCAATGTAGACCTCAGATATGTAAACGCAGTGGTGAACTCTTTAAAGATCAATATCGAGCGCGGTACTTATGTGATGTACGACGTTACTACAATGTCAAAGGCATCTGCATCAGCTTCTAACACAGTTTCATATACTCAGGAAAATGATTTCTTGCCACAGCACTTAACATTTAAAACTGCTACCACACAAGCGGGGTTAGATGGAGCAAGTGCGGTGAATCTAAGAAATGCAACAATTGAATTCTCACAAAACCTTGTCTTTGAAGATGTGCTTGGTTCACAGGCACCTAATGATGTACTAAATCAGTCATTCGGTGTGAAGGGATCAGTAACATTGGTACACACAGCAACTACCTATTCAGCTCTCCAGATGGCTGGAACATATCAAGCACTGCGCTTTGACCTCGTTCATACAGCGACAATAGGAACAAGTTCAAATCCAGAGTTGAAGATAGACCTTCACCGTTGTTCAATTACGAATTACTCAAAGAGACTTGGGCTTAACGATATTGTAGAAGAATCATTTGATTTTGAGGGTCACTACAGTCTAACAGATAGCAAAATGGCGACCGTTGTTCTTACTAACTTAGTTGCATCTTACTAATACAAACTATGAAGACTTTAAAATTTAAATTGCCGGTAAGTGGTTGTGAATTCGATGTGGATTCAGAGCCAATGTTCGGTGATATGGATGATATTGAGAACTTTGTTTTGAATAATACGAGTGGTCACATTGAAGATAAGGAGTGGAAGTCTGAATTCAAGGGTGATGTACTAAATAATCTTAAGTATTTTAAGGCTAAGGTGCTTGTGAAGGGGATCTATAACGAAGACGGAAATAGGGTGAATGGCGATACAATTGATTTGGTTCGTGCCATGAATCCCAAGGATGGTGAGTTTCTTTTAAAAACGGTGGAGGAAGTTATTACTGAATATAAAAAAAAATTGAGTTAGATCGTGAGGCAATTGATCAGTATGTGCGATATGGTAGCAACAAGTCAGAGGGTCTTATACCTTTTTTAGCCTTAGAGATGGGAGTATTACCTGGGGATCTAAGAAAGCAGAGCGAGAGAGATATAAGAGCGTTACAGAGCTACTTAGAAAGCCTTGCTAGGAGAGCTAAAAGTAAAACTTAAAAGATACGATGGCAGACACTACTCAGTTAACGATACAACTCAACGCCAAGGATGAGGCCAGCAAGAAAATTCAAGATGCTGGAAAGAAGATTACAGAGACCGTAAAAGGCATTGGAGAAGCTGCTAAAAAGATCTCGGTAGTGTCTACTGCTGCACTAGCTGGAATTGCTGGTTTTGCTGTTAAGTCAGTTAAGGACTTCAGTGGAGTAGCTGAGCAACTAGATAACATGCATAAGAGTACTGGTGTAGCAGTGCAATCTCTTTCTGCATTGAAGTATGCAGCTGATCAAACTAGCGTGCCATTAGAGACAATGACTACTGGCATTAAGAAGTTGCAACTCTCTCAAAATGATCTTAAGGGTTTTAAAAAGAACCTTGATGATATCGGTTTATCATCTAGGGAGATATTAAATATCCCTATTGAGGAGCAGTTCTTTAAGATTGGTAATGCAATATCTAAGCTACCAGACCCTACAGATAGAACTATTGCATCAATGCAATTCTTTGGAAAAACTGGTACTGATTTACTACCTATCTTTGGTGAAGGAGCAACCACATTAGAAGAGTGGACAAGCAAGGCAAAGAATATGGGGTTGATACTTGATACAAAGACAATTGATTCAGCATTAAGAGCGGATCAAGCATTTGATGATTTTGATGCAACTATTAAGGGTGTAGTGAACACAGCTTCAATTCAGTTTTTGCCGATTGTTACTGATATGGTAGAGGGGTTGCAGCCAATGATTAAAGCAGTTGGTGATTGGGCTGCTGCTAATCCTGAATTAGTTAAACAGATTGCTGAATGGACAGTAAAGATCCTTTTAGCTGGTGCTGCGCTAGGTCCTTTAGTAAAAAGCGTAGAAGCATTTGGTGCGGTGATTAAGATATCTAAAGAGATAGGAGAGGTAAGTTCAGCTTTAAAGGTGCTCACTGGTATTGGCCTAGGACCATGGGGATTGGCTTTGTCTGCAATAGTTATTTCTCTGAAGTTCATCATGGACAACGGAGGGACAATTAGTAGTGCAATTGAAGCAATAGCTGAGAAGCTAGGTCTAGCAGATACAAGCGCCAAAAACTTTGAAATGAGCATGAAGAATGTAAACGGGATTGTTGGGCAGGTGAGCAGTCTGAAGCCAGAGGTTGTAGACTCTTATGCAAGGAGCTTTGGCGGAAAGCCACTAACTGGTTTGACGCCAGGTTCTTCTATTATGGCAGGAACTGTAAAAACAACATTAGGACAGGGTACCGGTAAGACATACGTACCGGAGACACAAGCATTCGCAGGAATAACGAATTGGTGGAATGGCTTTGCTAATGGAGGAAGACCTGATGTCGGTGTCCCTTCAATAGTGGGTGAGAACGGACCAGAGGCGTTTATACCTGATAGGGCTGGAACAGTAGTTCCTAACTCACGGATGGGCGGTAGTAGTGTGACTATTAACATTACCGGAAATACGCTTCTTGATGACAATGCCGCTACCAGGATAGGCGATATGATTTTTAAGCAACTCCGCTACCAGATAAAGATATAGAATATGGCATTGCAGCTTTATGTAAATGGCGTTGAGAAGACAAGCATTATCCAATGGGATTCTTTGCAGCTAACTGAAAACCTCACAGACGAGATTGATACGCTATCATTTCAATGCTCGAAGTTTGGATCAAGGACATTTAGCCCGGTAATTCTCGATGAGGTAACTTTATACCAAGATTCAGTGAAGGTATTTGGAGGAAACATAGTAGATATAAATGAGGTTAGTGGATCGGCAGATCATGTTATTTACCAGGTAACTGTTAAGGACTACAGCCATGTTATGGATAGGTTCTTAGTTGTTGAGTCGTACGAGAACAAGCCAGTAATAAACATCATTTGTGACATCCTTAACAAGTACATAAACAAGAATGATAGGGTTGAGATAGCAACGTTTGAGACAAATGAGATTTGGAGTGCTGGTAGTGCAAGTACCTCCACCTACCGTGTTGGCGACCAAGGTAGACTTTTAACAAGCTCAGGATCAACGACAACTGCGTACCGTGATGTAACACTCAACTTGCAGCCAACAGGTTTTTCTACGAGCGATTATATTGACCTTGATGTGAACGTTGATGCACCGGCAAATATATCGAGTGTTGTTATCAAGTTGGGAAATGCAGCGATGACGACCTACTACTCCAAGAACATTACTACCAATTTAACAACTACAGGTTGGAATCTAGTACATCTCTTAAAGTCTGGTTTCTCCACAACAGGATCACCATCATGGTCGACAATCGCGAGGATACAGATAGAGGTAACGGCAGTTGCTACTACAACAGTGAATGTAGTATTTGATAACTGGCAGATGGTTAAGTCATCCGCATTTACTCGCAATGAGTCTCAGGGAGCATTGCAGAATGTAAGTTATATAGCATTCAACTACTCTCAACCTTCTAAGGCGTTGCAACGTCTAGCAGAGTTATTTCAATGGCATTGGTACGTAGATCAAGATAAAGATATTCATTTCTTTGCAAAGCTTACTGAACTGTCACCATTTAACTTATCTGACACAGCTGGGAACCACATATATAACTCATTGGTATTGCGTAAGAGTGCAGACCAACTGAGAAACTCTATTTATGTGCGTGGTGGTGACTACCTTGCTAGTTCTCTTACAGACAACCTTTCTCATCAAGCAGATGGTAGCAATAAGTTCTTTAAGATGGGTTATAAGTACCAAAACTATAGCCTGACTCAGAATGCAGTTGCTAAGGCAGTAGGGGTAGAGAATCTGGAATCCTACACAGCTAATGTTAGTGCTAAGCAGACAACGTCCGGATTAGCTAACTTATCCATTGGAGATGCTGCTGCTCGCACAAGGCAGTCACAGCAAATAATAGTTACTTCAAACAATGCTCGAAGAAACTCCGTAAAGATAAGGGTTAAGAAAGTAGGAGCACCAGTAGACAATTTACAGGTTCAACTATTCTCAGATAGTGGAAGCAACACTCCTTCAGCGTCTAGTATCTCAACTACAGGTACAGTTGCAGGTGGTTCACTGACTACATCATATGTAGAGACTACTTTTTCTTTTACAGGAAGTACGATTATGAGCTCTGGCACCAAATACCACGTAGTAGTTACGAGGTCAGGAGCTAACGATGCATCGAACTACTATCAGATAGATGCCGGTAATCTAGGTGATTATGACGGTGTCAGTAATGCGTACAACGGTGCATCATGGTCAGCTAATACAAATAAGTTTTACTTTATTGAACTACTCGATTACGAGGCACTCTACAACTTCAATGAGAAACTCCTAACGTTCCAAACGGCACCAGCTGGAGTTGATGTGATTGTATGGACAGGCCAGCCGTACCTGCCTGTCATTGTACAGTTCAAAGACAACACTTCTATTGCCACTTATGGAGAGTACCAACATAAGATTATCGACAAAACAATTAAGTCAACTTCAGGTGCGCAGCAGAGGGCGCAACAAGATCTTCTCGAATGGGCAGCACAGGTTACTGAAGGTTCTTTTACAACCTATACTGCGGGTCTCCATGCCGGTCAGACTATCAATATACAGTCAACTATACGTGGCATAGACGAGGACTATCTTATTAAATCGATCAGGGCTAGTGCTAGAGGTCCAAACCAAAGTGGTGCGACTGACCACATAGAATATAGGGTTGATGTTGTCAGTACAAAGACAATGACGCTACTTTACTGGTTACAGGCACAGGCAACAAAGGATGAAAAGGAAATAGTAATTAGTGAAGACGAGTTGCTTAATAAGATTGAAAGTATCTATGAGTCAGTTTCTGTTTCTGAAGTCTATAGTAGTGACCTCTGTACAGAAAGGGTTTGGTCTAATGATGCTGGAACAACAACGAGCAAGCTTCTTTGGGATGGCGTCAGTTGTGATCGTTGGAATTAACCAAAAACTATGAATGATATTTTTGTTAAGGAGGGGGTTAGTACAAGTGGTAGATTTGTAGCATGTCTAAGAGACGCTGTTACAGGAGAAATCAAAGGAACTTGCTACTCAGACAATCTAGTATGTGACCGAGGAAAGAACATCGTAGCAGCGAGACTGAATAACGAGACTACCTATACCGGGATAATAAACTACTTAGGGGTAGGGACGGGAACAACTACACCGCTATCAACTGACACCCAATTACAGACTGAGTTAGCGCGCACAACAGTATCTAGTTCAAGTAGGTCTAATAGCCAAACAACACTAAACTTCTTCTTCAATTCATCAACAGCGAACGGAACAATCACTGAGGTTGGAGCATTTATTGATGGATCAGCGTCAGCTAACTCTGGGCAGATATGGAATCATGCCTTGTTTAGCCCATCAATTACGAAGACAAGCGCTGAGACCTTAACTATCACTTTGGTCACAACAATTTCTTGATAGTTTAAGTGTAGTACATGTACACTATGTGCGTAGCACATATATAGTACTAAAATGCCAATATCAAGTACGGTGGTAGCAGGTAATCCTGCTTTAGCGAGTCAGTATAATAAACTTCGCGAAGATGCGTTGGCGACAATTGAATCAGTGACCGCTGGTGAGGCTATAGCAGCAACAACAACAGTATCTGGAGTCACTCTTCCTACACTCGTTTACCAGAACTCTGGTACTGGAAAGTGGTTCAATGCAAGCGCAACAGCTTCAGGTTCGGGTTGGGTGCAGGCCGTTGGAATGGCTTATGAGGCGGCAGCAGGGGATGGATCAACATTCAGAATATATTTACCTGGATCTCTGGTGACAGGATCAGGAATGACCGCAGGAACTGCAATGTTCCCATCTTCTACTTCGGGAGGTATCGCAGCTTTTAGCACAACCACCACACTTTATTATAAGTGGATTGGAACTTGTTTATCTTCAACATCATTCCACTTTTGTCCCACATCAAACACTACATTAATAGAGAGTAATCAAATCTACCTAACAGCGGGAGAGGCTATTTTACTTAATGCGCTTTGCTATATAAAACAGTCTGATGGATTGGTGTATAACGCTGATGCGGACACATTGGAGTCAGGTAACGCAATAGCTTATTGTGTATGCCAATACGCAACATCAGCATCAGGGCAGACGTCAAGATTTAAAACGATAGGAGGAAAGGCAACAATGCTAGGAACATTCGCAGCAGGTAATATAGTTTATCCATCATCTACAGCTGGCGAGGTTTCTACTACCCGTCTAAGAGGTGGAAGAATGATTGGTATAGCAATATCTTCTTCAGTTGTTTATTTATTCCCAGGACAGCCCAATACTCCAGAGTTAATTTTCAATACTGTTGCCGGAGAGAACTGGTCAAAGGGAGATCTTCTCTATTTTAAGAAGTCAGATAGCAGATACTACAAAGCTGATGCTGATGTTGCTGAGTCTGGTATTTGTGAGTTCCCAGCTATTGCCTATGCAACACACACAGGCGGAGCAGGGTCAGAGCAAATAGCTTACTTCCCTGGTTCTATTGTGCCATTTGGAACGGT